GCGTGGCTCGGCGGCGCGGACAAGTGGAACCGCTTCGCCGGCGGAGAGTACTGTCGCATCTGGTGTGACGAGGTCGGCCACTACCCGCCGAACACCGACCTCTACGAGCTTCACGAGATGCTCATCACGCGCCAGCGGACGGAAGTCGGCCCGAACACGACGCTGTGGACGTCGACAGGGAACGGGTTCAACCAGTTCTACGACATCACCGAACGGCAAGTCAACAAAGACGACGAGCCGCTCCCGTGGGCTGATCAGATGGAGGTCGTCGTCGCGTCGACCGAGCACAACACACTGCTCCCATCAGACGGCCTCGAAAAGATACGTCGGCAGTTCAAAGGAACCGAAAGGGAAGATCAGGGCCTACACGGTGGCTTTGCGGCGGCCGAGGGGCTCGTCTACGACAGCTTCTCCCGACAGACGCACGTCAAATGCGAATCGTGGCTTTCCGATAACGTCGACACTGACGCCCCTCCGATCTACGGCTACGACGCTGGCTGGGATCACCCGCGAGTGCTCGTGCAGTGGCGGCCCACACACTACGATCAGTGGGCAGCGACGAAGCTCTACTATGAGACGGGTAAGGAGTTCCAACACCTATGCGATCCCGACCGAGGCAGCGGCTGGGTTTACGACGAAGATCTTGATCGCGGCCGCTTGTATGGCGAACACGAGCCCGACCACCTCCAGAAGTTCAACCGCGCTGGCTTCGCCGTCAAGAAAGCTGAGAAGTCGCTTGATGAAGGCATCCCGCACGTCAGGGGGTTGCTCGGCACTGATAACAGTGGCCGTCCTGGCCTAGTCGTTGCGGACAGGTTGGTTGAGTTGATCCAAGAGTTCCAGAGCTACAAGGAAGAACACGTAGGCAGCAGTGGCGATGTGCCTGATCACGTTCTCGACGCGACTCGGTATGCGCTTTTCTCGCATTCTGATGTGTCGAGAAAAGATGACGACGACGGCGGCTTCGCGCGATCCTTCTAACAATGAATCAGCAAAGCGACAACTGTTCGGTCTGTGGCGATCCGCTCACGACTCCCTTCGAGAAGTCGCGGGGTCGGCATCGTGACTGCGGTTCTGGAGATGTTGAAAAATGATTGACGACGACTCAGCTAGCGGCGTCCGCGTCTTCGGCGGCGACGGCCAGCGACGCGAGGGCGCATGGGCGACGATCGATGATCCCAGTTGGGGTCATAGCGACGACTCGGCAGAGAAGGCCCAAGACAGCCAGCAGCACGACCCGACGGATCCACATGAGCAACCCGATTACTACGAGCCGCCGTACGATCCAACGAACCTCGCGCTCCTGAAGGAACGTCACGAGACGCACGCTCGGTGTGTCGACTCGAAGTCCCAGGGCGTCGCCGGCCACGGCTTCGACGTTGTACCGCACTGGTCTGCAGACAGCGATGAGCCTGCAGGACGCGACACCGTCGAGGACTTCTGGTTCGGCAGCGACTCGAAGTGGCAGCTGGGCCCTGATCGGCTCCCGGCGACGCCGGCGGAAGTGCTCGAACACGCATGGGATGACTACGAGTCGGTCGGCTGGCTGGCGATCGAGATCCTCGTCAACACCTCAACTGGCGAGCCAACGGGGCTTGCTCATATCCCCGCGCACACCATCCGCGCTCGAAAGGGAGCTCCGGGCTACATCCAGATCGATCCTGACAACAGTGTCATAGACGGTTACTTCGGTGCCGCCGGCGATCGCTACGGCGACGACAAGACGTTCGTCGACGCCAATGAGGGCCAGACTGGCAACACGGTCGGCGAGGTCGAAACGGTCGCCAACGAGCTGCTCGTGATGCGGAACTACTCCGCGCTCGCACCCCACTACGGGACTCCTGATATCATCCCGGCCGCTCAGACGCTGTTCGGAGATGTGGCGGCCCGAAAGTACAACACCAATTTCTTCGAGAACGACGGGGTGCCGCGCTTCGCCGTGATCGTCGAGGGCGGCGAGCTCTCCGATAAGGCATGGGAGGAGTTGGAGCAGAAGTTCCAGGATCTCAGCGTCGACGACAACTCTCATCGAGGCGTGCTCCTGGAGGCCGTCTCGGGTGCAACGTCTTCCTTCGAGGACTCTCACGATGTCAGCCTCCGGATCGAGCCACTGACGGTCGGCGTCGAGGAGGATGCGTCGTTCATCGAGTTCCGCAAGGAGAACGAGCACGATATCCTGAAAGCCCATGACGTGCCCCCGGTCGTTGCCAACCGGACGGAGAAGATCAACCGGGCCAACGCCGATGCCCAACGCCGGCAGTTCGCCAACGAGACGATCGCGCCCAAGCAGGAGAAGTACGCCTCTCGGCTGTACCGACTCATCCATCAAACGATGCTTGGCGTCGACGGCTGGACGATCGACTTCGCCCTCCACGGTGCCGAGAACGAAGAACGGCAGGCCCAGATCGCTAAGACGAAAATCCAAGCTGGTGTTCAGGCAGGGATGCTCGTCGACGAGGCTCGGGAGCTCCTTGATCTCGATCCGATTGGTGAACCCGAGGGCAACCTCTTGCTGTCGGAGCTCTCTAGTAGTGGGTCGTCGCCGGCGATCGAGGCCGCCCTCGAAGCGGAACGGGAAGAGGCCCGCAGCGAGGTGCGCGCCGACTCGATGGGCTGGTCGATCACCGACCGCACTGAGGTGGAGGCTGATGACTGATGTGTCAGCTCTGCAGCGGACGAAGCCACCTCCTGTCGAAGGAATCTGATGCGGAGCGTGAAGCTCGCGAGAGCTTTATCGAGGAGTTCGCGCTGATCCTGCGGCAGTTCGAGGGCGAGCTCGTCGACGCGCTCCAGGACGGACGCCTCCGACTGGCAGCTCGGGAGGCTGCACGGCGCACTGTCGCTCGCATCTTCGAGTCGCATACAGAGCGGCTGACCACGGCGTTCAACACGTTGTGGGAGGACACGGCGTCAGCGAGCCGGTCTGTCACAGCCCGCCGATACGACCTCGATATCGACGAGACCCTGGCCGATCAGGTCAGACGAGAGCTCCAGGAGTACGCCGACGACGCAGCTACCGAGACCGGCGAGCGCATCACGCGCGATCTCGGTGACGCTCTTCGCGACGCGTACCAAGCAGGTCTGTCCCGTGATGAGATGGCCGAGATCCTCGAAAACGACGTGTTCCCAGACATGCGAGGATGGGAGGCCGAGCGGGCAGCCCAAACCGCTGCGACTGGCGGTGCTGGACGGGGATCGACCTCAGCGATCCGCGACGCCGGCGCACCCGGTAAGCGATGGCTAGCTGGCTCGCTGCCTCGGACACGGCTGAGCCACTACGATATCGACGGTCAAGTCGTGCCGGTCGGGGCGAAGTTCACGACCGGGAAGGGCAACAAAGCATGGTGGCCGGGCGATCCTCGTCTCCCGGCCAGTGACTTTATGAACTGTAGGTGTGCGGTCGCGCCAGTCTGGGATCTTTGACAATGGTAACATGAGTATCACAGCTCGATCCGGAGACGCATCACCCGACGATGACGGCCGCTTTTCGAAGCGGTTCGAGTTTGAGAAAGCTGACGACGACAACCAGATCGCCTACGGTGCAGTTCTCGTTCCGAATCGGCTCGATCATCAGGGCGACTTCCTCCGACCAAAGACGATCTCCTCGCTTCGCGATGACTTCGAGGAGCGCGTCGAGAACGGTGACGCCTACGGCGGCGTCATGCACACCGTGTTCCCCGACGAAGATGTCGAGCTTGTCGACGACCGGCAACTCGACGAGCCGGAGACACTCGGCGAGAAGGAGCTCCCAGCTGGGACGTGGGTGCAGGGCTGGAAGTTCCATGATGACGATCTCTGGCAGCTCGTCAAGGACAAGGTTCTCGGTGGGAACTCCATTGGCGGGACAGCGAAGGGCCGACGCTACGACCCTGGCGCGATCCCCGATGATGTCACAATCCCCGACCCAGTCCAAGCCGAACTCGACGAGGCCGGCCTCTCTCGGGATGACATCATCGTCCGCGAGATCACGGATGGTCGGATCATGGAGGTCTCCTCGGTCGACTATCCGGCTGTGCCGGATGCGACTCACGAGGAGCACAAGTCGCTGGCGACGGCGAAAGCAGCCTCGGCGTTGACGGAGAACGTCGTCGCTGCTCGGCTCTATCTTGAATCACGGGGCCACGATCCCGATGACGCACGTCGGCTCGCGGAGTACCTCAACGACCAGAAGTCCCAGAAAGGGATCCTCGGTCGGGTCCGCGAGAAGTGGCTTCCTGGCGGCGACTCGTCGTCAACAGCCTCGAAGAGCAGCGATCGCGGCACACAGCACTCCGACGAGCGGGCGGAATCCCGTAGCGACTCTGACGACTTCCTATCAAACATGGACGAAGACGAATTCAACGAGAAACTGGACGGGGTTCACTCCCGGCTAGACGACATCGACGAAAAGATCTCTGACTCCGAGGACGGAACCGAGGGCGAAGAGAAAGACAGCGATGGCGACGGTGACGGGGACGGTGGCCCGTCGACAGAGGAGAAGCTCGACACACTCGCCGAGGCAACGAAGTCGACGGTCGAGCGCGTCGACGAGATCGCCGAGCAGGTCGAACGCATGGCGGACGCCCAGGGCGTCAGCCAGCAGGCTGATCAGGGTTCGACCGGTGACGACAGCGACGAGAAAGTCTGGGGCGAGAGCTCCCCGTTCGGAGGTGATGCCTGATGGCGGAAAGTGGAACACGCGCCGCGAACAACACTGCAATGGAGAAGGTCACCTCGGCTGACTTCAGTTCGGGCGCGCAGCTCACCCCCGAGCAGTTCGAGGACTTCATGATCGACGTGCAGAACGAGTCGACTGTCCTCGATCAGGTTCGCACGCTGACGCCGACGGCCGAGTCGGGCGACATCCCACAGCTCGGCGTCGGTACGCGCCTCCTCCAGCAGGTCGACGAAGAGGGCAGTGCAAACAAGCAGGGCATCGACTCGGGCGACGTTCCGTTCGACACGACGAAGGTCAGTCTCCCGTTCGAGCAGACGTGGGAGGCCAACAACGAGATCATCGACAACCCCGAGGCGACCATCCGGCAGCTGTTCATCCAGCAGTTCGCCAACGACCTGGAGATCCTCGCGAGCGTCGGCGACACCAGCCAGAGCGGGTTCGTCGCTATCGAAGACGGCTGGCTTACCATCGCCGACAACGCATCGGCACCGGAGACAGTCGGCCACGACAACGCTGCGGTCAACAAATCGCTATTCCAGGACATGCGAACGGCGATGCCGCAGCGGTACAAGGAGCGGCAGACGCTGGTGTTCCTGACCAGCTACAACCAGAAAGACGCCTACCAGGACTACCTGACCGATCGGTCGACGGGTGGCGGCGACGCGATGCTGATGACCGGCGACGAGCCGACGCCGTACGGCATGGAGATCATGACGCCGCTCGGCTGGCCGGATGACCGTGCGATGCTCGTCAGCATGGAGAACCTGCTGAATATCGTGCAGGATCCGCTCCGTGTCAAGTCGACAGACTCCTCGGAACGCAACGTCATGAACGACATCGAGACGATCTACAACATGCTCGCCAAGATCGACTACCAGATCATGGAGAAGGCGGGCGTCGTCACGGCGTCGAACATCGCGGCTCCCTGAGGTGAGCTGACATGGGAGTCAGCCTAACTCAGGACGATCACCGCTGGGTTGGTAACCAGCGTGTGTTGACCGCGACTGCTACGTTCGACAACGACTACACCAACGGCGGCGAGGCAATCGCACCGACCGACGTGGATCTCAACACGATCGAAAGCGTCAGCATCGACTCGGGACTCACGAGCGGGGGCAACCCGGTGGAGTACGACCGCACGAGCGGCGTGTTGGTCGTCTACGATAACACACACTCCGAGCTCTCCGATGGATCGTCGGCCGTCGACGGCCAGACTGTCTCGCTGACGATCCGGGGGCGATCATGAGCGGCGATCACGCGGTTCGGCTCCGTGAGGACGCGACCGGCTGGGCTCGGGTGAGCGACGATATCGAACTCACTGAGGACGATCCTGTTCTCGATGGACTCACCGAGCAGGAAGCTGTTGACCTCGCACGAACGCAGTGGGCACTCGTCCACGTTCCTCCCGTGGAATCGTTCGAAGTGACCGCCACGGTCAGCGGTAGAGAGTCCGACACTGCCGACGCCGGCGACGTGACCGAAGCTGATCCGCCGGTCGACCCATCGGAACTGAACCTCGACGAGCTCGAAGCCGACCTCGACGAGAACGAGTACTCTGACTCCGAACTCGATGCTCTCGAAGCGGCAGAAGAGGCCGGCGATGATCGAAGCGGGGCGCAAGAGCTCATCGAAGCAGCACGCGAGGGGTGACGCGTCATGTCCAACTACGGGAGTACAGACGCCATCCCACTGTCGGGCCCAGACCCGTGGGACGAGTCGACAAAACAGCAGAAGCTGACCGAAGCGGAGGCACTGCTCGAAGGCCGTGTCAACGAGGGGTCGACGATCGAGAATCCTGAAGAGATCCACGCGCTGGCGGCCAACGCCTACGCGAGCTACATCCTTCTTTCTGGGATCGAGCATCCGAACGACGCTCACTCTGGGGATTTCTACTCGGGCTCGAACGAGGACGTCGCCGAGGTCGCCTCCGAGATGCGGAATATCTGGGAAGACGCTGTCAGCACGATCATCGAGGCAGACAACGACGACAGCGACGAGACCACGGCCGAAGTTCGATCCGCATTGCTGTGAATTCAGAACGATGACTGACTTTGATGGCTTCGCCGACGCGGCGGCGGATTTTGCGGAATTCGCCGAGATGCTAGACGAGGTCGCCGCTGGGCTACCGGACGCCATCGACAGCGGCGT